CAGGCATCTACAATCTCATGAACAATACGACTGATCTCAGAGCTCTCGGCATCCTTGAGCATCAGTAGCACCTTGTGTTCTTTGACCAGGAATGGCCTGTATTTTACTGCTTTACTGGTACTGGGTAATTTTGTCTCAAAAGTTGGCACTTCAAGTTTTGGTAAAGCCATATCAATTCACTCCTAAATTACGGACGTGGCGGTAATTTGTAAATGTGTCCGCCTACTACTGGTTTTGGTGTCTCTGGCTGCTCAGGCTTGGCCGGAGTAGTTACAACTGAGTTTCTGTCCAATGGATTGTTTTGTGTGAACAGTCCTGTGGTCTGCTGAACCTGAGAAGATACACGAGCAGAGTCATCTGCTTCCCATTTTCTAAATCTAAAGCTGACCTGAAGCATATGTGTTGCATTCTGTAGGGCATGGTTTAGATCTAACTGTACCATGCCTGCTGGAAATGCTTCGGTTAGTCGAACGCTATAAACTGGTTCCATCTGATCATCTAGCTGCGTGATTCTCATCATGGGAGCAACATAGTCTCTCTGGTAACTTACGGTATACTGGTCACCGTCGACAATGCTCTGCATCCAGGTATCGAACATTTTCTTGATTCGCATATCCTGGTCCAGGTGAAATTGCAGGACCATGAAACCGCCGTAGTTCAGAGTCTTGGGTCTGTGAATTAGCGGGCCCCAGATGAACTGTGTCTCAGCATTGATGGTTAGTTCTGGAAACACTGCGCTCTCAACATAGAGACTTAGCATGGGCTCACTGATATTCGTGGCCTGACGTACCTGCGGTGGTACTGCTATTTCGCATTCAAACCTGTTCTTACGAGCCAGGCCTGTATTGAGTACGGTTTGTCTAAAATTTTCTACACTATAGGTTGCCATGGCTTAGATCTTTGCCTTTGTATCGTTCCAGACTCTGGTTTTGGTTGCGCCCACGAAACTCTCAATTGGTAATTGACTAGCAACAACCCAGTCAGGATAAGGTATGAGAAGGAACCTTGTTGTAACATGATCTGTCAAATAGTGTTTGACACAGGCCGCCAAAGGCTTTAGTTGTGCAACACCACTGAGTAAACTCCAGCTTAGACGTACACGTGTTGTGATGTCATTGTTGGTATTCATGGCATATTCATGAAGTTTACCCAGGACCTTGAATCTCATCAGGTAAGGCATGTAGTGAAGATTCAGACCCATGAATCCATCGGGCAAAAGTTTATAGGGCAGCACCAATGGAGTTGTATCATAGTATGGCAAGGTGTCTTTGTGCTTGGGATCATAATGGTATAGATACATGAACCCTGGGCGGATCTTGTTAGTCAGTGTCTGCCCTGAGGTTATCATTCTCTCTGTACCAGATCGAACGTTTTTCAGTTTGCGTACCTGTTGGGTATACCACTGAAAACCCTTAGTTGGATCTGGCTGAATTTGATCGAATATGTTTTAGGCCATATTTTGGTTCTACTACGCCTAGGTCTTTTTCCGTGAGTATCATGAACTTCATGTTGCGGTCGTCGCAAAATTCGAAAGCCGCTTTCCACTTGGCCTCGTTGACACCATACTGAAATACTTCGTCTATGAATCTCTTGGTTATCTTCTTGGGCTTCTCAGGTGGTTTAGTAAACTTCTCAGGCTTGATCTCTATGAGGTATTTCTGTATCTCGCCAGATCTGTTTACAACTTTCATGTAGAAGTCCACGAAGTACCTGTGTACTTGCTTGTCGATCGGGCTAATATAAGGAATGATGACTGTTTCTGAACCCCATTCAATGACGCTTTCATTGGTATCGCACCATCTCATGAATTTCAATTCCCAGGAACTTCTATAGGTGATATTTGTGATATCTCCTCTGTATTTGCCTGGATTCTCCACTCTATACTTGCCCTTTAGGGTTTCTTTGTATACTGTAGCCATAAATAATTCCGACCTCCTGCCACTTATTTATATGGGCGAAAATGGAAAACCCAAATTACCGAAACAAAGACTACGCCAGCCTCAAAGAAGCCGACGAAAAACGTAGGTACATCAATCAAAACCCTAACACAGGGGCCATTGAGGTAGGCAACAAGTACAATATTCAAAATCTTAGTTTCCCCGAAAACGTGAACAGTGATGAATTCCCTCATTATGTGAGCTTTTTTGTCAATGTTCGCGGAAAGTCAAAGTTCAACACAGACAACAGATTCAAAGATCAGGCTATTAGCAAGCCCGTTGGAGCTGGTCTTACCACTGACGAAATTGGCCGAGCCGTGAATCTAACCGCGGCTGGAGCAGGAGCCGTACTGGGTGTTGGTGCCGTAAAGAAGTTTGGTAGCCTGAAAAAGAACAAAGTAGTCTCAGGTGCCCGTGCTGTTGGTGGAGCAGTTGCAGGTGCAGCGGCTGGAGCAGGTGTAAGTTATCTGGCACAAAAGTTTGGACCAGAAATTCTAAAGCCAGATCAGAGCTATAGAATCAGTGATGTAATTACACTGGCAGTTCAGGAGCCACCCAGCGTTCAGTATGATGCCAAATGGCAAGACACTAATCTGGGAACATTGTTTGGTGCCCTGGGTAAGACTTTTGGTGCCATAGAACAACAGCGTGCAGGAAGTTTATTGGCTGAGGGAGCAACCATGGGCCTGGGTGCCCTGGCTGGAGCTGCCATAGGTGGACTGGCTGGCGGCGGCATGGTTGGAGGAGCTCTGGGTGCAGCATTGGGTAGCAATGCCGTAACAGGTCCTGCCATGCAAAGCATGACCAAGATGAAAACAAATCCATTTCGCGAAATGCTGTTCGAGATGATCGACTTTAGATCATTTAGATTTCAGTATAAATTCTTGCCCAAGAGCGCAGCCGAAGTCCAGGCAATTCGTCAGATCATTGACATGTTCAAATTTCACATGCACCCCGAACTAAGTGCAGGAAATTTGTTCTTCATCTACCCTGCAGAATTTCAGATTGTCTATTATTTCAAAGACAAGGAAAATTCATACTTTCACAAGATTGCTCCCAGTGCTCTTACTAGCCTAAGTGTTAGCTATGGTGGCCAGGGTGGTATGAGTAGTTTCCATGGCGGTGAACCAACTGAGGTAAATCTTAGCATGAACTTCCAGGAACTCGAAATTCTTACCAAAGAACGTATACAGCTCGGATACTAATCTATGTCATACTTCGAACTATTCCCTGCTTTATATTATTCACTGGATGATAATACTTCTGGCCAGATGGTCCAGGATATCTTTCGTCGCGTTGTTCTCAGCGATGAAATCAAGAACAATAGTGTCCTTTATGAAACCTATCTGATACAGGATGGTGACACACCAGAAATACTGGCAGAAAAACTTTATAATGATGCAGGTCTGGGTTGGGTCATACTCATAACCAATGAAATTCTTGATCCAAGATTTCAGTGGCCCATGACCTGGTACCAGCTGGAAAAACATACGGACCGAAAATATCCCAGCAACCTGTATCTAAATTCAAATGTCAGTGTAAACTTCAATGTTGGTGAAACGGTTGTTCAGCAAACAACGGGCAGCAGTGCTCGTATCATGGCCAAGATTGGTAATAGACTCAGTGTCATAAACGTCAATGGATCATTTGCCAATGGCGCCAACATCACAGGCAATGTAAGTGGATATTATACAAATCTAGTAAGCACTGGAAATGTATTTGATAACACACCTGAGCAAATTGCGTATTTTGCCTATACAGGTAACGGCACCATTGTAGATGCCACAACCTATAACAATAGTAACCGCCAGGATCTGGAAGCCGTCACCAAACGCGAACAACTAATACGACAAAACGATTCACTACGTGAAATTCGAATACTAAAGCCTGAGTATGTGAACGTAGTCATCAAAGAATTCAAACGACAAATCAATTCATGAATCAAGACGAAAAATTAGAACGTCCAGGTGACATACGCCTTGAGCTCTTGCGTCTGGTTAGCACCCGAGGCATTGTAGTTGATCTTGACGATTACTACGTTGAGATCAACATCCATGAAGAAATTTTCAGTCCCAGCATGACAGGGACCTTGCTGATCAGTGATAGTCGAAACCTTATCGATACCCTGCCCATAGTTGGTGAAGAACTATTACTCATAAAATTCACAACACCAACCTTTCCTAGCAGTATTGAAAAGACATTTCGTATAACCAAGATAAGTGACAAGCATATTGTATCTGGACAAAACAAACACAGTTACATACTTCACTTCTGTAGCCAGGAACTGGTCCTGGACATGAATGCCCCAATCTACTCTAGCTTTGAGGGCAGCATTGATGATGTTGCCATACAGATTTTTGAAGATTATGTGGCCATGCCCAGAACACTGAATCTTACAGAAAGCAATTTCCTTACAGATTCCGATGACCAGAGTGAGATGCGCGTTATCACAGAAACCAAGAACAAAGTAAAATTTGTCAGCCCTGGCTGGAGTGCGTTCAAATGTCTGAATTGGCTAGCAGGCAAAGCCATACCCAAGGAAGGCAAGTCCTGTAATTTCCTATTCTGGGAAAGTAACAAGGCGTTCTATTTTGGTGCTCTGGAAACTATATTCAAGGATACCGTAGCCAACAAACGATATGCTGGCGTGTATACCTTTGCACCCAACAATGTCAGACCCGAAGGTGCTGAGCGCGATATTGTCAGAGAAATGTTCATCACTGACAGTGTAGAAACCGTAGTCACCTTAGACTATGCCAAGAACTATACCAGCGGTTATCTTTCAAATAGACTCATTGAGCTGGATCTCATGGG